GACACGTTGGAAGCGTTTGCGTTTGGTCAAGTGGGATTGATGCCGTCCCAATTTTACGACCTACTTCCACGCGAGTGGGGTAATATGGTTGAGGGTTGGAACGAACGTCAAAACCGAAAGGAAGAAGCAGATTGGGAAAGGACGCGTTGGATGACAACCATCCTTTTGAATCCGCACACAAAGAAACGCATCAAGCCGAAAGATTTGATGGTGTTTCCTTGGGAGAACAAACCGAAGAAGGACCGCAAGGTTTGGACACGGGGCGAGATTTTAGAAGTAATAAACGAACGCAAACAACGCGCAAAAGCCAATGGCAAGTCTTAGTTCATTAAATTTCCGACTAACCGCGAACATCGCGCCATTCCGTAAAGGTTTAAACAAGGCCGAACGGGCAATGGACAAGATGGGGCGCAAGATGCAACAAACGGGCAAAAATTTGTCCATGAAGTTGACCGCGCCACTTGCGGCAGTTGGTGCGATTGCGTTCAATGTGTTCAAAGGCTTTGAACAAGAAATGTCCAAGGTCAAAGCGGTGTCGGGCGCGACCGCTGAAGAATTTGAAGCCTTATCACAAAATGCGAAAGATTTGGGAGCATCGACGATGTTCTCAGCGCGTGAAGTTGCAAGCCTACAAACGGAGTTCGCAAAACTTGGTTTCACGGCCACGGAAATCACCAAAGTCACCGAATCAACATTAGCGTTGGCGCAAGCATCGGGAAGTGACTTGGCACGTTCTGCCGAGGTCGCTGGTTCTACATTGCGCGCGTTTGGATTAGATGCAAGCGAAACGGGTCGTGTCACCGATGTGATGGCGGCATCGTTCAGTACATCGGCTTTGGATATGGAGACGTTCGCGAACTCAATGAAGTTCGTTGCACCCGTTGCGAAAAGCGCGGGAATGTCCATTGAAGAAACATCCGCAATGTTGTCGGTGTTGGCGAACGCTGGTATTAAAGGAAGCCAAGCGGGTACATCTTTGCGCCGTATCATTTCGGAAATTGGTGCGACTGGAAAGCCAACGGCCGAAGCATTGAAAGATTTGGCAACCCAAGGGATTGGCCTTGCGGATGCGAAAGATGAAGTTGGACGTTCGGCACAATCAGCCCTTTTGATTCTTGCGGAAGGCGTTGACCAAATATCACCATTAACAAAAGAATTTGAAAATTCCGGTGGTGCGGCTCAAGAAATGGCCGACATCATGGGGAACACTGCATTCGGAGCATCCAAGCGTTTGGAATCCGCAATGGAAGGGTTGATGATTTCAATCGGTGAGATTGTAGCGGTTGCCGTTGTCCCATTGATTGAGTTTTTAGCAAAGGCGGCATCTTCGTTGAACAATATGTCGGATGGTGCAAAACGTGCCATTGTTGTGATTGGTGGAATTGTCGCCGCTATTGGACCGCTTATTTTTATATTCGGTTCATTGACGCGTGCCATCGCCGCCATTCGTGCGGCCACTTGGTTAGCGACGGCCGCAACAACGGCGTGGGGTGTTGCCGTGCAGATTGCAACATCACCAGTCACATTGATTATTTTAGCAGTTGCGGCGTTGGCCGCTGGCCTTGTTTATCTTGGATACAATTTCAAAACATTGAAGGCCATCGGTATCAACGCCATTGGTGGATTGGTCAACGCAATTATTCCCTATGTCAATAAACTGATTGGGAAATTCAATGCAGTTGCCGGATTGCTTGGAAAAGACAAATTGATGGTCGAGCCGTTTAAGAAAATTAAATCGGTATCGGTCCCGGCATTCAAATCACTTGGTCAAGTCGTCACGGAAATCAAGGACGATTTGGGATTGTTTAAAAAGGAAACGAAAGAAACATCCGAAGAAGTTGACAACCTTGCGGAATCTACTGGGAATCTAAACAACGAAACAACAACGGGAACAACGACAACCACAAAGATGGGGGAATCGTTGGTGAATTTGACGCCGAAAGTTGCAACATTGGGAGCGACAACGGGAGTGATGACAATGAAGTTGGCGAAGTCAAATCAAGAAATGGACCAAGGCATCGACAAGATGGACCGCATGATTTTGACGGCCAAAGCATTGTCGGAGCAATTGACCGAATTGGCAAATCAAGCATTGGTTGATGTGGCCGTTGGGTTCGCTGATATGGCGGGACAAGCGTTGGTTGGTGCCGCATCTTTTGCGGACCTTGGAAGATTTGCAATTGAATCATTAGCGGGACTGATGACACAAGTTGGTCAAATCGCGGTTCAAACGGGTATTGCGGTCGCTGGTATAAAGGTGGCCATTCAATCATTGAATCCAGCCGTGGCAATTGCGGGTGGTCTTGCATTGATTGCGCTCGCGGGTGCAATCAAAGGAAAGATGTCGCAAGTTGGTGGACAAGGCGGAAGCATCCCAGCTATGGCCGAAGGTGGAATCGTGACCGGACCGACATTGGCCCTTATCGGCGAGGGTAGAGAATCCGAGGCAGTGATTCCGTTATCAAAACTCAACACGATGATGCAAGGCGGTGGCGGACAAAACGTTGTCGTCACGGGACGCATCAGCGGTGCAGACATACTATTGAGCAACGAACGCGCATCGCGCAACCGAACAAGACAAAGAGGTTTTTAATATATGGCGGCATCAAAACTATTTGCAGAATTTGAAAGTTCAAACGGCAAATACTACAAAATTGAAATTTGGGATGAGGACTATTCGGGAACATCACCCGATGAATTCAAAGTCGCGGGCGATGGTTTCCAATTGAACTATTCGGGGCAAACGGACAACATCTATTCCCCAATCATTGGGTCGTCGGTATCGTTTGGAATGTATGTTCAAGATTCTGCAACCAATGCATTTTTAACAAACATCAAACAATACCAACAAGACCGCTACTATTTAAAAATATACCGCGGCAATAGCGAAGCAACGGCGACATTCTTTTGGGGTGGCTATATCGTTCAAGATATTATTGAAATTGAAGATATTTCACAACCTTATGTTCTAAACATCCAAGCGACCGACGGAATTTCAAAGTTGACGGACACGCTTTGTGGCACATCTTTTTTCCGTCAGTTTACAAACCAGTTCATCAACGCTTTGGACCAAGTTGGCGTCTTGGGTATTTATGGAGCAACGGACCCCGTGTTGGCGGTTGTGTGCGATTGGTGGGCGCAAGAAATGACCTACAACGCAAACAACAATCCGTTGGACGAGGTGTTTGCAGATTTCCATGCGTTCGACACGATTGACGAACAAGGATTTTACACCAATAAAAATTGGTTTGAAATCTTGTCTCAAATGTGTACGATTTTTGGTTTGCGTTTCTACTATTCAAACGGCCAATACCGATTGGAACAATTGTTTGAACGCGATGGGGCATTCACCGAACACACCTATCAAAAGGACAAAACGAAGATTGGCACAACAACGGGATTGAATTACACAAAGACGTTGGACCAAACGTCAAACAAAGCGCGTTTGGCGGGTAATATCTTCAACTTTTTGCCAGCGGTGAACGATGTTTCAATCACGCTGAATCAAGACCCGAAGGCCATGAACGGAGTCACATGGGACAATTCAAATGACCCGGATTTGGCCGTTGGATTGGTTTCATCGGCATTGCAGAATCAATTGACGTTCGTATTCAATCACCAAATCAAATTGTTTTTGAATGTCAACATCAATCAAAACAACATCTTTGCGAAGTTGAAATTGAATGTTGAATTGTTTGATTTCAACAACAACGTCACCTACTATTTAAAAAGAACCTATTCGGGAACGACACCATCGACACCCGTGTGGACCACAACACAATCGGGTTCGGGGTACGAAATACTCGTTGGTACATTCCAAGAATTCAGTGGTCAAGTGACGCAAGGGAATACACCCGACGTCATTCAAATCGGTGGACCAACGACAATCGTCACGCCTAAAATTCCAGAGGATGGCGACATGACTATCAATTGGGATTTCGTTGGATTCGTTGAAACGAATGGTTCCGTTCGTGGTTTGAACATCGGCAATTCATCATCTTACAAGATGACGTTGCAATCGGTAAACTCATCGTTTGGTGCAATACAAAATCAAACAACAAGAATTCGCGCCGTATCACCAAACGCCGACATCAATGGTTTGGTTTCTTACGAACTGCCCGAAACAAGTATTTTCACGGGGCAAGGCGAACGCGGTTCATTGGTCAATCAATACGATGTTGGTGGCTTATTGATAAAGGTCCCATATTCAAATTGGCGCGAAGGGAATTCGGGTTCTTACATTGAAATCCAAAAATTGGTTTGTCAAGAATTGTTGAAGTTGATGGATGAACCCGTTCAAAAATATGCGGGTTCAATGTTTAGTTCACACAACTTCCGTCAGCGTTTGACCTTTGACGGAAACAATTGGATTCAATTGGGCGGAACTTACAATGCCAATCGCGACGAATGGGATGGCGAATGGTTTGTCATCAATCGCGCGGCAATCACACCAACGTTTGATGATGATGTTTTTGTCAATAGCGATGTTGATTTCGGAAATGTCAACGGCTCAACGGGCAATGTTTCTTTTGACGGAATCGATGCCGTGAATCTTGACACCAACATTTTGGATGTCACAACCACGGCAAATGTTGGAACCGATTTGGATGTTGGTGGGGACACCGGGTTGACGGGAAGATTGGATGTGACGGGTTCAACAACGTTGACGGGCGACACCACGTTGAACAACATGGACCATCAA